TATTGGTATATACCCATCCAATAAAGTCTTCACTGACAGGAACTCCATTATAATGAACATCGCCAGGATTTCCTGCAAGAACAGGTGTTGCAATACCAACGGTATACTTTCTTGAAACAGTTGTATCACCTTGTAAGTAGAGTGATGTTGCTTCAATACCTTTTGTTGAGTTAGAAGTAATTTTATTATTGAAAATAACTGGACCATCAAATTGGCTGATTATATTAGAATCAGGGCCACCTTCAACTCTTATTGATCTACCGATCTTAGATTCGGATGTAGTTTGAACATCAAATCCAACAGTTTCGCCAGGAGTTACATCTTCTCCTGTTACGGTAGGAATAGGAATATCGAATACTTCTTCTCTTCCTGTTGATGGGCTGACTTTCTTATTACCAATATAGAAATCACCCTTATCATTCATAGCAGTGAATGCAACAATACCACCTTCACTCTTAGTTGCCTGAGCAAGAATTTCTTCTTGTGGTGTTAGGTTTCTATCATGTCTATCCGGTAGTGCTGTTGAATAGTTTCCAGGACCAAAACCAAGATATTCAAAGGTATGTGCAGACGCACGAATTAATGAATTTCTACGAAGTTCAATTGGACGTGGAGTAATTCTCTTAATAACAGCACCAGAATTATGAGTCGTTGTTTTTGTTCCAAGAACACTACGGAAAACTGTAATTGGATTTCCAGAAACTGTGGACCTAACTCTTATAATTTCGTTATCAACTAGGAGATAATCTCCAATATTAAAATCAAAATTAGTGATATTTGTAATGGAGATAGTTGTATCAAGAACTCCAATAGCAGATGATAGAGTTGTGGTGATACCCGCATATTCTGCAACTAAGCGACCAGAAGTATCCTCAGTTGTAGGAACAATATTTCCGCCACTTGAAGAATATTTTGGTGGATGAGTAAAGATTGTTCCTAATGTAGAGCGAGAAGTTGTGCTAGTTCCTGGGTTAATCGTAAATGATGTTGTAGTTCCAACTGCTTTAATTACAAAGTGATTGTTAAAGAATGAATCATTTGCACCACTAAGACTAATCTTATTGTCAATCTGCAATCCATGAGTTTGAACTGTCGCAACCGTAGCAATTCCTGTTACATGATTATAGATGATAGAATGAACATTTAAAGTTCTGCCAAGAAGAATTGCATTTGAATTTGAAGTAATAACAGATCCGATTCCAGAAGTGTAAGCTGGTGCGATCGTCGCAGCAGAAGAAACAACAATTTGTCTTGGATCTCTTACTTCTGCGATTCTATAAAGAGTATTATATTCAGTATAACCATCTCTTGTGATTCCATCAACACTTAAAGTGTCTTCAACATTATTATAGATGTTGCTGACTGTGAAAAGTGCGGGTGTGTTTGATGTCGTAGTTGCAACACCAACGACTGTAAGAGTATTTCCTACACCATATGCACTGCCACCATCAATAATCTTTACAGAGATTATAGTTCCACCAGAAACTGTAACTCTTGCAGTAGCATGAGATCCTGTTGTAGATCCTGCAAATCCAACAAGATTTACATTATAGTAACTACCATTAATATAATTTGTACCTGCATTAGTGATAGTGAGACCAGTGATTCTATTAAATCCATGATCAACTCTTGTACTTAAAGTGTGAGAAGTTCCAACTGTGTTGGATACAATATTTGTTAGACCAACACCTACACCAATATCAACTAGACTTTTGTGTAAAGTCTCTTTTGTAATTGATTTTTGTGGATCATTGACAACAACTTGTCCAACAATATCGGGCAGTGCTATGGATACAGATGCTTGTGGATCTGATATTGGATTATCTCTGTTTGCTTGTGGATAGAGATTCTGAACTGGTTGTGAAAACTTTTCTACATTAAATGGCGCTGCGCCTGGTGTATTTGATGAATTTAAAACTGTTAAGTAATAGATGCCATCTTGCTTAGCTGGAACAAATCTTTGAATCTCATCAACTTTGTAAATATAATATGTTCCGGAAGTTTTCTTCTTTCTGAAATATGGAAGACTTGGAGTTCTGGTTGCAGTATCATTTGCAAAAGTTCCTGGATTTGCTGCAAGTGCGAAACTAAAATTCTTCGCGCTGCTTATTCCAGAAACTGTAAAGATTCCGTTGTAAGCAGAGTTTGCAATACCTGTTGTATTATTGGTGCTCTTTACATTTAAAATTTCTACCTGAGATCCAACTAGTAAATCGTGTGGGATTTCAGTTGTAACATTTGCAGCTCCACCACTCCAACTTGCACCTGCAATAAATCTTGGATTTCTCAACTGGTTTGAGTTGGAAAACGATGTAAATGTCGGATTATAAAGAGCATTTGTTTCTAATGTAGATGCAATAGAAACATTAGATTCTTGAATTACATATCCCTCAGTTGGTGGTTTTGCTGTTTCCTCTGAATCAGATGGGATTACATAACGTAAACGATAGATCGTGTCATTTAGATTTCTTGTATCTGGTTTACGCTTGATATAAGTTCTTGGAGTAGCTACACCAAGACCAGAAAGACCAAGACCAGTTATTGTGCTGTAAAGAGTATTTTCAGTTGATGCTAATGCAACATTTACATACCATTGATTATGAGATACGTCATATTGTACTGGGTGTCCTAGGTCTCCTGCTTTTTTATCACTGACTCTACTTACAACAGTTAAAGCAGATCCTTTATTGTTAATGTTAACAGGATTATCAATTAATGCATCTGTTAGAGTTTGTGCAATCTTGATCTGATTTAATCCTACACCAGATGTAATTGCATAATAAACGAAATTATTTCCGATACCATCAGGAAGGTTTCCAGTTTCACTGATAACACGAATTGATTCGCCATTAATGAAACTGTGATTTGATGTTAAAGTGAGAACATTACTTGCAATACTGTTGATACCAACAGCACTTCTTCCAACAGTTGATCTCTTTTCAGAAGTGAATTGAGTATGAGGCATGACAATTCTTGCCAAATACTCTGTTGATACTCCACTCTGAGTAAGTAAGATATTCAGTTTATCATTTTCTCTTGCACCAATTCTATATCCATCAATAACAGAATCTGGTGCGATTGATGAATTAGTTTGGCCATAGAGATATAGTTTGGTTGTAGATCCCACACCAACAGTTCTACCTACATCAATAGAGTAATACTCAATGCTGATTTCAGAAGACTCATTCTCTTTTGGAGAAACAATGTGAGTGATATAACCTATATCATCTCTTCGGAAAGAACTCTCCTTAAATCCAGATGCTTTTAGAGCAACACTACCAAAGTTTGAGTTTGAGTTGTTGATTGATTGGTCGCCACCATTTTCTGAAAGGAACTGGTTTGCATAACCAATTGCGAATACAGATACTACTTGAAGATACGCATCATTTGAAGCTTTAATATGATAGTTTGAATATGATGGTTTAAATCTGGAAGAAGACTCTGATTGAATATTTTGATTTTCCGCAGCAGTTCTATCCTCATACGTGCCAGTAATATGATCGTATCTGACAAAAGCATTGGGATCTTTTTGTAGACCAATTCCAGTGTATTGAGCCACAACCATACTCTTAAATCCAGATGCTTTATCACCATCTGCATGTAGTCCACACATTCCATAAACAGAACGTAGGGAACAGTTGAAGATGTAGGGTGATGCTGATGTTACCGTATCAACAGAAATACTAATTGTTGCACCTGCAAGTGTTGGTAGTGCATTTATAGGAGCATTCTGAACTTTATATCGAATATTAGTTGAATCTAGTTTTTCAGAAACGACAAATTGACCATCATATCCAAATGCTCCAACACCATCAATTTTGAATGGAGTATCTACATCAAATTCAGTTGCTGGTTGTGCAAGAGTAACGGTAATTGTTGTTGAGGAGATTACGCCATCACCTGCTTTAATGCTGGTGATTCCAACTTCTGTACCGCGAGATCCAACGATACGAAATTCATCAATTTTTGTTTGAATATCAAGTGCATCTGATGGATAGTCTGGTTGAACTTCACGAGCAGAGGAAGCACCATATGCAAGACCTACCTTTACATAGTAAAGGTCTAGGTCGGTTTTATCTGTTGAGAATGTATTGAAGTCGTCATTAATAACGACATGATTCACACCATCTGCATACTCAAATACTGTAAGTTTGTGGTGTGAAAAATTAGGAACAAAAATATTGGTTGTATAATCTTTGTAGCAGATATCATTTGGATCTGCATCAAATATTGAGAACTGCCAGAGATAGCATCCACCAGTTACACGGAAAATTGCAGATCTCTCAATGTTATTATTTTCTGGATCTGGAACATATTTTGGTCTGATTTTTGTTTTTCTAAGATCAAGACCGACAATTGAAGTTCCTCTTGGAAGGATAACTCCACCATGAACACTGTTGAGTTTGTATAGTGCGTTATTATTAGTTGTTAAATCGTAATTAGTCGTAGCATCCCATTCTGGAAAGTCATTGGATGTTAGACCATTTCGGAGTCTAAAATTGTTTGCCCCATCAGGAATCCATCCTGGGCGGTTGTCAACGATGTGGTCTCCCGGATAAAGTAGAATAGTTGTCCTACCGAATCTATCGTTATCTAGTCCACCCTGATATGAGAATCTTGCTGCTTCAATTAGAGCTCTTTGGATAGTCTTAAAAGGTCTGGTAAGACTATTACCTTGATTATCAACACTATCAGTGGAGTCGATACTATTGGGATCAACGTAAAGAATAGTACCGCGAACTGATTTCAGAAAATTATCTAATCTGGAGAGACCCATCTTATTAATACTTATAGTTTCCGTTATGGATTATTTATCATACAACAAAACCCTCCGAAGAGAGTTCTGAAGCACACGGAAGGGTCTGGTTTAAGTATCACCTCTATTATTATACCACTTTTCTTCTTTCCATGTCAAGCGTTTTTGTAACTCTTTATCAAAAACCAAGAGGTATCTATGCTTTCTTGAACGTTCTTTCCATTCTCCTTCGAAACCTTTTACTTGCCCACGAGAGTGTTTAGTTCCGTCTGAATAATAGAAATCTTTTTTTCTATCCGTGAGACCGTAATACTTAAAGTTGCAAGCGCGATAAATTGTACCAGAATGGTGATCTGAATCAGCATAAGAAAGGATTGCTTTAACTTCAGTATCTCTCCGAAATTGTCTAATCGTTTTTGACACAAACCAAGAAGTGATGTTATATTCGCATGACTGCGTACTAGGTTCGATACAAAGTCTTGAGAGTTCAAAGAGTCCTTGTTGTTCGTGTCTTTCAAGTTCAAATGCTCCTTTCGCAATTTCAGGTACAGGTAATCCAGTAAAAATGCAGACTCCTTGAAGTCCACCAATATTCAAAGGAGAGAACTCATTCTTCTTAAAGAGTCCATAGTTCCAACCTGATTTGAAACCCTTAGAAATATCTTTAAGATAATGATATTGAAGTAAAAGTTCTTCTGCTTGTTTTTTTGTTACTTTATCAATATAGAAGTCAGACTTCATTCAAGTTGCTTACATTCCATCATATATTCTACCGTATTTGCTACATCATTCATAGCATCACGAAGAAATGGTTGTTGCCCAGATTCTTGTTTGAGAATGGGATGTGCATCATCAGTAAGAACCCAACGCCACTGCTTCATATCCTTGCAATACCAAAGATTAATTTTCATGTTTGAAATATTCCAGTCGTATCCAGTTGAGAAGTGCGTTGAATTCTGCTCGCTTTTCTTCGCTGAAGTCTTGTCCTTTGCTGAAGAGATAAAAGTCAAGGGATTCAATAACGTTTTCACGATCTTGTTGGGAAATTAATGACATTTTGGAGTTTATAGAACTCAGAGCCCCCAGACGGAATTGAACCGTCCTCTCCGCTTTACAAGAGCGGTACATCGCCACTTAATGCTTTAGAGGCAAATTAATCAACAGGCAACATTTCTGGATTTTCCAGTTCAAGTTCAAACATCAAAGGATGGCACTCTTCATCAATCAAATAGAAAGATGTTCGGTATAAATCCTCTGGTTCATATCTTCTTTCGTTGTTTGCTAGATGAATGATTTCCAAATCTTGCATTGCACAATCTGGAAGTTCATCAAAAGTAAAAGGAACGTTGTTTATGAAATACATTAAGACAATCATCTTGCCTTCATTGTACCAAACATATGCAGTATCGATACGGTACTTCATATGACATTTCCCACTTTTGATTATTTAGAGGGAGTACCGCATACCCGTGGTCGGATTCGAACCGACACTGGGAGGATTTTAAGTCCTCTGTCTCTGCCGTTGGACTACACGGGCATAAAAAACTCAGGGAAGACTGAGTTGATCGTTTGATTCTACCACATAAGTGGGTAGATGTAACCGACAGTATTCATTAAACGTAATCTTCATCTCTTTGTTAGTAAGACCACAGTTTACTGCTGCGGTTGGAACATTCCACTTTGCAGTGAAAAGCATTTCCATTGATTGTCTAGTTTCAGGTCTCATAGAGGACTTGCATAAGAAAGAGTATCTTCATCAACAACAGAACGAACATAAGTTAGAACGTTCATAAACTCTTCGACAGTATCACAGATGACTTCTTTACTATCACCTTCATTAGAATACAGATACACGGTTCGTCTCACTGGATCAATCACGCATCGTGACAGGTACTCATCTTGCATTAGTTCGTTTTTTGATTACCCAGGTATCATAGCACCGCTTGGGCGCAGTGTCAATCTTCTTTGTACCAAAGTGATAAAACGTATCTTTCTCCATTTTCAACTTTTGAAACATGATGCAAATATAAGGAGTTTGAAAATATTATGAGTTTGCCTGGTTCTGGTTTAACTTCAAAATTTTCAAAACAGGTATAACCACCTTCAAAATCATCGTTTAGATAAAGCATTGCTGCAAATACATCCTGTCCATGTACATCATTTTTATCAAAGTGAGGTTTCATGAAAGTTCCAGAAGGCCACCTTACAACACCAACATAATCTAAAATGATCTCTTTATCAAAGGATTTGCATATTTTTGTGATAGCATTTACAACTTCTGCATGTAAATCATCATTATTAATTTCAATATTAGTTGGATCTACGTTTCCTCCCAAGTAAATCGCACCATAATTGCCATCTGGTTCTGGAACCATTGGTTCTTTGGGTAAGGATTCATTGGGATTTGAATGAGTTACTGTGGTAAGAAATGTGTCTCCACCTCTACTCTCGTCTCCGTATGGTATTTCTTCCCTGTTACTTTTTGCAAAATTGATGAATGATTTACACAAAAAAGGATCTAAAAAATTTTCTTCAATGTAAATCAATTTTTTCATAGTGTTTTGGTATTCACTTTATTTGCATACTGAGGATCGTTGTAATCCTTGTCTGGATAATCACTCCATTCGTTGCCTTCATATTCAACGACCAGAGCATTCACATCCTTTCTTTCGGCATATACATGATAGAAACAGTCGATTGGCATACCGCCATTTGATTGAAGATAAATTTTTGAATCATCCCATCTCTTTACAATCACATTCTGATGGGATCCAATTGGTTGGAGTTGAACTGAGATACTATCAGTATGCACTAAATCTTTCCAATACCAAGGAAGTTTAATTTCTGTTTTATTTTTTAGTCTACCTCTAAAATATACGCCAACCTCTGGTCCCTCAATACATGCGTAACGGAGACGATTTCCTTCACCCAAAGATGGATGAACCATATCAAAAGGTTTTGGTCTTGCATCTGCCTGGCTAAATCTATCTGCTAATGCACCTTTATTTCCACAATCAACCTTACCATTAACAAGAACATCTCCATCGATAACAAGAACATTAATTCCAGATCTTTGGTCTCCCTCAATTTTTACATCTCCTTTTACATAAAGAGATCTATCAGATGATGTATCACTATTTTCCATCTGACCGATCATTACAGTCGCTTTTACTTCGGAGAAACTACTATCCTTTCCAGCTAGAACAGGACTTTGTAGATAAGCTGATCCATTAATTTTCTTTTTCCCTCTACCAAAAAGATTTGGTTTTACCTCATCCTTCGCAACAAATAATTGATTAATATATTCAGAGTCACTAAACGATGACATAATTATCTCTCCTTTTAATTTGAACCTGGTTTAGATGAACCCAATAATCTTGAATTAACTGGGATTACTGGTGACTTTAATGTACTAGCAGAACTTAACTTTTGAAAAGATCCTGCGGTCATCTTCATAATATTTTTGGCAGTAGTATTTAGTTCTCCGTCAGAAAGTATGCTCATTGCCTCAGCGGCATTGATATTAATCTGCTTTGAATCTAATTTTATTTCTTCGTTGGATTGAAGAGTAATCCTACCAGTACTATTATCTGTTCCAGTTGCAATTAATTGAATTTCCTTTGCATTAACTTTGAAGACACCTTTTGTATGAATCTCAATATTTCCTAGATTCAAACCATTTTCACCAGCAGAACTTATGAAAATTGCAACATCTCCTTCTGGAATGTTATCTCCACATTTAATCTGATATCGACCTCTACACCTAGAAGTGATCCATGCTTTTCTTTTTCCAGTTTGGTCAATGGTTACATATTCAAGACCACCTTGACCTTGCATCATAATCGAAGACTTTACTTGGTCTTCATGAATATGACCAAATCTTAGATTTCCATCTTTTGTTCTTACGTCTTTTGTTTCTAAATTTTCTGAACGTGCCATTTTAGTTACCTCGGTACAATATCGAAAATTTGTTTGGGTGGAATTTTTCCTACACAATCAACAACTTCAACCACATTTGCACCCTCAGGAACAATAAATGGATCTTTTGGTCTTGGAGTTGCTTTGAAAATTGGTGTGAATGTTGCATTAAATCCTGTTGGGGAATCAGTTCTCATATCAGGAATATCATTAAAACCACATCCCACTCTCAGAACTTTTACTTCTGCAATTTGACCAAACTCATTTATTACAAGTTCAGTCTCAGTTCCATTGTTTGGTGTAATGATTAATCTATCTCCTTGCCTATATCCAAATCCTTGATCAAGAACTTCTATTTTTTCTAAACACAAATAAGTTGGATATGTTGTGGCTTTTGGTGGGTCTACTGGAACTAATGGTAAATTGATAACCTCATCTGTTTCAAGAACTCTTGGTGGACCATCGGGAGGATAATAGGTGCTACCTTTTTTAACTTGAATTGGTCTATAAGGTTGCACAACATAATAACGACCATCTTCTGTTTCAACATATCCTTCATCAGGTTCTTTCCAAACTCTTTCATTGCCACCTAAACTACCGTCAGGTGAAGCAATATATCCATCTCCTGGTGCAACAGGAACCATATCTTGAATTTGACCATTTTTAATATTAACTCTTACACTGGATCCTGCGCCCTTTCCGCATGGATCAATAAGTTCTGCATTTGGCGGAGACTTGTACCCCTTTCCACGATTGACAATATCAAATCCAATTACAGAAGATGAAATGGGACTAATGATTGCATTTGCAGCTGCTCCAAATCCACCACCACCAAAAAACTTAACCACGGGCGGTCCACATTTTACTGGTCCAGTATTGCAATTTGATTTGGAAGGAAGTATATTTTTCTTATTTGGAAGTTTTTTAACCTCCTTAATAGTGAGTTCTTGTTCTGTACCATCACCTGTTTTAAAATAAAACAGAGTTTCATTATTACGTTCCCAAACTTTAACAGCTTGTTTAATACTCAACCCTTCTACTTTTTGACCATCCTTGTCAAAAAAAGATACTTTAATAGCAGAATCAAATGGTATACTAGTGGAAAGCATATGTTTTAATTAAAAAAGTGTAAATCCTGTTGTTTCAGAGTCTCCTGATCTAACAGCTTCTCTAAAATTATCTGTTGTAGGAGTATCTATATTGTTTTGACTTGGAACATTATTCACTACGTTTGCCGCAGATGCAGAAGGATCTCCTGTTCCAACTGGTGCTCCTCCGTCCTGAGTTGGAGATGCCGCAGCATCTCCACCCGGAATTGCAGGTCCATCTAATGATATTTCTGTATATTTTACAGGACTTTCTTCATCATCGCAAGAGAAGAATTGTTTAATTCCCTTTACATAGTCAAGAGCATTAAACATATTTCCAAATTCTCCACCATCCAATTCAAATCCTTTTAGGGAAGATCCGATAGCACTAACTGTATCCGCAGCACTAGATGCTTTTTGAAGAGCACTAGATGCTGAACCAAGAACCCCTCCAATAGCACCAAGAGTTCCTGTTATTGATGCAAGAGCTGAATTAATCATTGAAAAAACTTTGCTCAGAGCATCAGTAAGTTTTTTTATAACATTATTCATAATTGCAGACAAAACATTTTCTGCCGCACATAATGGAGCATTGATCATTTTATCAAGAAGACCTTTAAGCAAATCTTTCAAAAGTCCTGGCATATTTGCAGTAATTTTATTGAATACACAATTCATCAAAGCAATTCCTTCTTCTATCTTTTTATAAAATTTTGGAACCTCTGATGGAAAAAGATTTCCTGCTGCTTTTTTAGCTTGATCCGATAGTTTGGATAGAGTATAAGAGCGAACTCCTCCCATTATATTTTTTGTAAATCCAGAAATTTCACCTACAATACCATTTATTTGACTTTCAATCTTATTTGAAAATTCTTTTGCTTCTGTCGCAAGTGCAGACACTTGGTTGTGTGTCTTTTTCAGTTCTTCAACAGTATTGATTAAATTCTTAATTGAACGTTGAATTCCTGTTATATTGCTATTATTCTTTTTTGATACGTCGAGTAGAGGAATTTTTACTTTTTGATCTTTTTTTAGATCTTTGGTTGACTTTACGCCAATATGGAGTGCTTCTGTTGTTGAAAGTGGAGTAGAATTTAAAACCAGATTATCGGGGACTTTTGAAGATTTTTCTTCTGAACCATCTCTGAATGTATTATTAAATTGTTGATATCCCAGATTACAATTGGCATTTGTTCCTGCGTCAGCACCAGGTTGTCTAGATGCCTTTACAGTAGCTGCTAATACCAGTCTTTCAACTTCTGCCTCTGGTAAACCTGCTGCCTTTGCTTTTTGTCTTGCCTTAGATGCTTCTTTGAAAACTGCTGATGAGGGTGTTTTTGATGGATCTAATAGTTTTTTAAGTTGATTTGTACTTAACTGATCAACATTTTGGGGAACTGGTTGAGTAGCGGCACTTCCAGGTCCTGTTGGTGGTGTTGGGGGATTTGTTTTTGTTGGTGTTGGTTTTCCACCTGTCGTTGCTGTTGGTGGTACAGATGTTTGTGGTTGATTGGGAGCAGATTTTCCTCTTTCTTTGGGAACATTATTATTTGAGTTGCCGACAAGACCTACAATATATCCCTCTTGACCTGCCATCCCATCCATGAAAAATCCAAATACTATGGATCCTGCTTCAATAGACGGTGTTTGTGCTGCTCCACCATGTCCAGATCCAGCAGTGACAGGTAGGATAACCTGACAGAATGCCATCTCTTTAGGTTGAAGTTTGCTTACATCACCAGTATGCCAGTTAAAAATTCTTACTTTATATCGATGCCCCCAACCTTTAATATCTGCAACATTAGTAAAGGTCTTTCCTTGAATATTGTCTTTCCATACTTCTTTATCCTCAACTCTTCCAATCCACCAAGGTGGATTCATGAAAAATTGAGGATTAAATGTAGTTCCAGTGGTTACATCAGACATAATCAATCTTCATAAATTTTACACTCTATTGCGCCTGGGTTTTCGTTACAATAAAGTTCCAATGGAGTTGGGTCGTGATCATCTTCTGGATGACTTGTATGATAAACTTTTAAAGAATTTAATTCACCCTCTAAGTGACGACGCCGCTGACTACTTGTATTTGAATTGTCTAGTTCGTCTTTATTATCATTAATGTGTTGTTGGATTGTTCTGTCCATAGGGACACAAAATATACTTAACTTATTTATTATCTAAATCTAAATTGTGCTTCTGCTTCTTCTGGTGTTAAAATATCAGCATTTGTCAAATTTTCTTGATTTCTATTGCTGGTAGAGTTTGCAGCAGCTTGATCACTCAACAGTTTTCTTTCACCAGCAGCTGCTTGAATCGCATCTGCATCTGGAATTCCAGTTTGCCCACTAACTAATGATCCTGATGGTGAGGATGCTGTTTCCTTACTTGACGATGCCATTCCGCTTGGTTTTCTTCCATAAGAATCACGAACCAATTCTAATGATGTTATTCCCTGAAATCCTGAATTGTTTGTTCCTGGGGTAACTTTATGGCAAAGTGCTGAAATAATATAAATTCCACTCATTCTTGAGTTATTATCTGGATTTGTTTTAGAAGACTGCTCTGGAAAATCAACAAATATTGCTTGCCCTGCTTCCAAACTAAAATCAGCAGCGATTGTAATATTAACTTTGTTTGTAAAGAACTGATTATATCGTGATGATGATGTTGATAAAATTTGAGACTTTTGTACATCATACTCGTGTGAACGATCAATATCAGTCAATGCTCCTATTGCTTCATTTCCAGTAAAAAAACGAGATGGATCTTTGATAAAAAATGAATTCAAATTTTTTCCATACTCGGTTCCTGGATACTTGATAGCAGATTCTTGCGCTCCAATGTTAAGTGGATTGCAATTGAAAGCACTTTCAAATGAATTAAACAAATTTACAGATGAATTAAATGCTCCCATCATCAACTTATCATTCATATCAGAAGTAAAGTTTGAATCATAATTAATAATTTTGCCAGTATATCCCTTAGGAATCTTTGATGAAGTTGTGTTATTATAAATGTATTTTTTTGTTGGAGTCTGTCCAAGTAAAGCATCTATGGATTTAAATTTATATCCCGATTTTGTTTCAAAGAAAAAATAACCAGCAGTTAAACCCAAAGCACTTGTATTCTCACGAATTGATTGAGATGCTAACCAATAGATAAACCAAAATGGTTTCTTAGTCGTACCAATAAAGGCTCTTTGATTCTTTGTAGATTCAATATCTAATGGTTTTGTAGTTTGTAAAACTTCTTGCAATATTTTTTTAATAGAGTCGGATATTTTGCCTTCATATTTCTTTATGACTCTAACACTTTCATTTCTAAGATTTTCTTTTGAAACTATCTCTAAAATTTCTAGATCATTTAATTTCTCAGTTAATCTTTGTCTTGAACCAACATGAATGTCTTTGAGTGTAATTTTTTGCCCAAGAGCATCTTCTAGTTCAATCTCACACTTTTCCATTCCAGTAAGTTTTATCTTTTCTGCCGCTGTTATTTTTGCACCACTACCGTCATTTGCCCCTGCTGCACGACCAGTATCTATAAATCCTGTGGTAACTCGAACAGTTGGTGACATAATATCTTCATAGTAACTCAATTCAACTACACCACCTGCAACATTTATTTCCTTTCCGCCTGCATTTGGGTAAATATTAAACTTTTTAATATCGGCTTTTGAATTAGCATCTAATGACATTATCTTATATTATATTATAGGGTTAGGATATCGTATGTATTATCTATGCCGCCGCCACCAGACATTCCCATTCCCCTACTAATAGGAACGGGAACTGCAGCAGGAACTTCGATTGTTATATAAACAATCTCAGGTTCTTCACCATAAGGTGCATTATACGACATGTATGATTGAAGAATATTTTCAACTTGTTTTTCAGTTTTTGCTATATTCAATTTGTCTAAGAGTTGTGGCGCGAGTCTATCCAATCCAGCAGTTGTATCAGCATCAAAGACAAACTCTGGACCCCTTTCTCCCAGAATAGCTCTTGTTAATTTACGAACTCTGCCACCTTTAAAATATGCGACATGAACATGATTATGATGATAATTTGGTTCATTTTTTCCATGTAACAGTTGCACAGGTTTTACACCTTTCATTCTATTAAACTCAGATATTACATTTAAAATTGGACCTTGCTCATGAGTAAAAGCACCAATATCAAGTGCCCTGCCTTGATAATGTAAAGATCCAGAACTATGTCCAGAAGTTAAACTATAAGGTGGGTGCTCTGGATGACGATGAACTAGTGAAAAATCTTGCGGTGATTTTAATTTACTTTTTATATATCTACCAAGTTCACCTGCAATTTTACTTCCCTCGCTGCCATATCCCTTTCCTAAGGCAATTTCTCCACCAACGAAAGATCCTCCTGGACCAGCTCCACCAGCAGTCGCTGTTGCTCCAAAGTTTGGGACAGAACCTATTTTATTTTGTTTATAATTATATTCCCATCCAAACCAATTATCTCCACCTTTTCTCTGAATACTTGGAGGTCCACCCGAATTAGCACC